GTCTTAATGTCTGCCACTTTACTCTCCTTTATAAAAGCGGTAGGGGTTTCCCCCTACCTAATTAAACATTAGGCTGCGAAAAGAAACGTACCAGTAGTACCCGCGCCAAGATGCTGAAGGTTATACGAGACATTCCATTTTCCTGCTGTTGTGCAAGTAAAGTAGATGTAAGAACCAATGCTCATTAAATTTGTTGTCGCGTTTGCAGGAGTGAACTTTAACAAAGTTTCTCCAACAGTAGACGCATCAAACGTAACCGCGCTACTTCCACGGCTCTCCATAATGCTGCCCGTTTCATAAACATCACTGCCCGCGCAATCAAAACTTAAGAAAGCAGTGCCGCCAGTAGTGTCTACCGATTGAGCGTGTATACACACAACACCTACTGTGGCAGCAGGAAGAGTAGTAATCTGTTGTGCTCCGCCAGTAAATGGGTTGGTGTTAATTCCAGCAACATAAGAAACGGTAGCTCCTGTAGCTTTGGCAGTTACAGTTAAACCTTTTAAGGTGGGCATTCCGCCAGAAAAGACAGATCCAGCAACCGTAAGATCACCGCCGATTGTAGCATTTGTTCCGTATGTTGAATTAGTTGTTTCTACCCCAGTTGATGCAGCAACGGTGATGTCTTCAAAACCATTCTGCGAACGGACTGGTCCGTTAAATGTTGTATTAGCCATGTTATCTCCTTGTCGTGGCTAGAGTCAGTCGCGGGATGCAACTGTCAAGGTGCCTCTACGATACACCACCTTTTAACAAAAAGAAAGAGGGTAACTTATACCCTCACTCGCTTGATTTTTCTTTAAGAACCAATCCGAATATAGCACAGATAATACCCGCCCAAGTTAGTATTGGCATGGTTAATAAAATACCTAGCCCAACGCCAACAACAGCCGCAGCTCCATAGCTTGAAGGCTCTTTTAATCTTCCTTTAATCCAATTCATTTACTTTCTCCTTGTTAAATAAAAAAGGGGCGACAAAAGCCGCCCCAAGTGGTTCCATAAGGCATATGGATTTACGCTCCTGGTGAGCCGAAGATACAACGAGGATCTGAGAAACCAAAAGAATATCTTTCTCTTGCTTTAAATCTCATGTTTCCTGTATCAAAATCAGCTTCCATGTTTGTGGATAGCGAAGTTCTTTCAAAATGAATCATTCCGCGTGGAGCGTCTGTCATCACAAAGAAAGCGTCTGAGTCGGTCAAGAAATCATTAACGGCATAACCCTCTGGAAGCATTCCCATTGAGCGCATAGCGTTAGTGTCATTGTCCGCTGTACCAGAACGAAGATTAGAAACCATTATTCTTTCAGCAATAAATTGAAGCTGACGAGGAATAACAAGTTTCATACCGCGTAGTGCTACTTTAAGACCACGTTCGTCGACAAACCCAGCAATATTAATTAACGCATCTTCAAGAGAAGTTTCGTTAAGATCTGCTGCTGTACTTGGTTCGTTAGCAAACGTGCCACCGTTGGTTAGAGGATGAGACGCATCACAAAGTGCAACTCCGTCACCTCCAGCTGATGCTCCAGCTGCAAATGCGTTGTTTAACACTGCTGCGGCTTTCACCTGCTTAGTGTGTGCCATTGATCGAGCGAGTGCACGAGTATAACGAGAAGATAGACGATCATAGAGATTATCCTCAACTGCTTCCTCTGTAATAGAGAACGCAAGTGCGATTGTCTCATGATTGTATCTCGCCGTATATGCTTCGTTAGCATCGTCGAAATTAACAGCGGAACCCTCCGACTTAGTCGGGGCGGCTCCAAACCCAGATAACATAACTTCTTCTTCAAACGCTCTGTCTGAAGATTCAGTAGTGAAAATCTCTGAGTGTTGGTTCTCGTACCTGGAATACTCCATGCCAAATAAAGCATTGAGACCAGGCTCTAGCTCTTTCGCTAGTTGTGCGCGTGATATAGCCATATCTTAGTCTCCTATACGCCAGTCGTAGAAACAGTAGCCGCTGCAATGGAGCCAGTAGGCGCATTGAAGTGGTTGTTTATACGAACGATTAGTGGGATACCAGCAACAGTGAAATCAGAATTATCTACATCATTTTGGATGCCCATAACTCTTAACGCCAATGTGTTGGTGGCTGCGACTGTATTCAAGTCCGCTGTTGCAGAAGAAATACCAGTAGTTGTAGAACCACTGTTACCCGTAGCAAAAGCAATATTAGCGAATACAGATGTAAGAACTTCCGCTTCAGTGTTCTGTCCTGCAACAACGTTAGATGTTGCAATCGTGAACAATTGATTTGGATCATCATACAAAAAGGCTTTGACAGGGAATGTAGAATCCGCGCCAGAACCAGGCCAGTAGTTAGAGAATATTGTTTCACCAGTAGTTGAAGAAACGTACTCACAACCTCCGAAAACTCCTACAATAGCGACGTTACCACCAGCCGCAGCTTGTAGATCGTCAATGACACCCGCAGCTAACGGAATAACCGCCATGCCTTGGAATATTGGATTAGAGTTGTCAGAAGCTATGCGATATTCCGTCATCCCGGTAGAGTTGGTCGATTGACCAATTTTTCCCATCGGTCGGAGACCGAAGGAACCGTTAGAATTTGCCATAATAAGCTCCTATTTATAGCAGTTGAAATTATTCAGTGTCGCGATCGCGGCCACCGAAACTAACTCGACTTGATCTCCTATTTTCAATAGGCATTGAAGGGTGTTGTTCCTTCATCAAGTCTTGATCCACAGCTGTCATTTGATCACGGGTCCGATCCCGGTAATATGCGGTTCTCTCCTGTACTGTTTCTTCAGGTATTCGAGCAAGCATAAGCCCGCCGTTACCTATTACACCAGCATGTTTCCCATCTTCGATAGTAGCATAATCAGATTCAGGGTGCTCATCAGCTCTTACGGGTTCCCAACCTTCACTCAACTTTGCATGAACGTTCATGGAATCGTCTTCACCTCTAAGGGATGTCCTAATCCAACGATGTTGATACCCAGGTTTGGGATCTGGTGCTTCTAATCTGCTTGGGGGTGCCCAAGGTTTTCTACGTGTAGTAGTTTCACGAGTTTCTTTTGATCGTTCTGTTCTGTCCGACATTATACTTTCCTCAATCTTTGACATACTTAGCGTACTCCTCTAAGGGGACACCAAGTTTTTTAGCTATCGCAATCTGTGAAGCGGATAACTTGACGATCCTGCGCCCGGTTTTTGTTGTGCGGGATGCGGAAGTATCAGCCGATGCGACTCTGGCACTTCCCCCGGTTCTTCGACTAGCGTTAAAACGTTGTGGAAACTCGGTTCTCATACGCTTGTCAATCTCACTATAGTACTCATCTGCCTGCGGGTCAAACCCTTCTTCTTCAACAAGCTTGCGATGGATACCAAAAGCGGCATAAGTCATGACTTCATCTTGACCAAACCACTCATTTTTATTTGCCCAACCTTCAGCTTTTGGATCAGCTTTTGGAGGCGGTGTTTGTGTTCTTGGGGCACTTGCCTGTACTTGTGTCCCACCCTCTGTAGGGGCTTTTTGAAGCCTTGTCTGATCTTGACGCTGTTTTGCTAATCTGTATCTTTCCTGCTCGATAGATATCTTTGACAAAGCACTTTGCGCCTCAAACATTTTATCCACATCGCCAGACTCATGAGCATCGCGATAGATATTTTTTGCTGTTGCAAGTTGTGACTCTAGTCGGGTGCCGTATTCATTTAAGTACCCTTTGTCTAAACTTGTTAGGCGTTCTTTTAATTTATCATTTTCTTGCTTAACAGTCTGGGCGAACCTTACAGCTTCTTCTCTGTCTCGTTCTTCCGTTCTGTATTTGTCTGTTAGCGTTTTAATACGTTTTTTAACTCGCTTACTGTAGTCGTCAAGTTCTTCTGGGTCCTGTGAACCTTCTTCTGATACCACCACTTCAGTCGTAGTGGAAACATAATCCGATTCAGAGTTAACCAAAGGTTTAGTGTCATCAACTGTGACTTCAACTTCCTCATTATCATCTATAACTTTCTCTGCTGCTTCAGCCATAATTAGTACCTCAAATATGCTTTATATCATCAGGCTCAAATATCTTAGCAATAACCTCATCGTCATTGATAATTCGAACCTCGCCACCTTCTATTTTAAATCTTGAGCCAGCATACCTTCCGATACACACCCATTCACCTTCTTTACACCAAGCCTCTGGATTATCTCCAAACTTATTGGGGTCAAGGTATGCTAGGGGGCCAACTTTTAAAACATAGGCTACTACAGTCGCCAACGCTTCGCGCTCACGAATGTGATCTGGTACTAATAAACCACCATCGGTTTTCTCTCTGCCTTGATAAGGCATAACGAGAACTCTCCAACCAGTAGGCTGTGGAAGTCTATCTATTAGGGGTTTTTTAATTAAAGTCGGATCCAAGATCTTTTCTTTTGGATCGACGTATGCGCTATTAACGTCTACAGAGGCTGCGCTCTTTGCTGCTTTCTCCGTTTTAATTTTCTGCGCGACATGGTCAGGAACGTATAAAGTCTTCGACATCGTCTGCGTTATTCTCCAGCAAGGACTTAATTTCATTTCTAGTAAGAGCGAGTCCTTGTGCCTCTCCTACCAAGTGGCGGTACTGTTCGTAACTTTGAACACCTCCGTTTATCAACACCGTAGAAATATCATCTTCACGCTGTTGAAGCTTCTTATATAGATG